GCTACAATCCCCACCCACACATCAAAGCAAAAGTATCAGTTTAGCGTATGCTTCACAAAAGATATCCAACACACAATACGACGTTCATATCATGCTTAAATTATTGGAGCAAACACGGCGGCCGGATATAACATTCTCGCGTAATGGGCGCATTTCCATCACTGCAAGAATCGCCCGTATCCTATCGTTGTCGCCTGGTGATTGTATTAACATTGCCTTCCATCAAGGAGAATGCTATCTGTTCGCTTCCCGAACGGATCATTCTATAGGGCGACACATAGCAAAATGCTATCCGACGAAAAAAGGGTTCAACAACTATTGCGCGAACTCGGTTACCCTATGCCGGCTCATGCTTGACCGCTGTGGAGTGTCTAATCAACAGGCATCTTTTATGGTGGGGCGGGAAGAAAAAAAAGAAGGCGAAGTATATCTGCCTATAATATACAAGAAACCATTATGAATCAAGAAATTAAATACAGTGGACTTTCTACTGTTCCATCGGATCACGAGTGTCCTGACGGTTCTCTTGCGGTCTCGATAAATTTGTTGCCGGAGAATGATGCGCTGCAGCCGATTTTAGCACCATCAAAGATCGTACAACTAGAGAAAGGGGAGGCGGTGAGGTTCATTCACAAAACCTCTTCTTTTGAACATTATATCATTTATTCTGATAAGACACAGGCGATTTCTTTTAAGGATAAGAAGAGTAACGTCACTTCTGAAATTGCCATCCTACCCAATGTGACCCATTTTAATGCTATTGGCAATACTCTCATGGCATTTACCCAGGGTGGATTCTATTACTACCTTTGGAAAAACAACAAATACATTGAACTTGGCGATCATCTCCCCGAGGTCGAAGTTTCCTTTGGACTGGTTGGACATCCTCGCCTTTTCAGTTTGTCAGACGAAAGCAAAAGCACTTTCCGAATTTACTTTGACGGCATTCAAGGGGATAGTTATGATACAGAGTTTTCTGAGTCGAACAAGGCCAGAATAACCGAGCAGGTTATGGCAAAAGTTAACAAGTTTGTAGCACAGGAAACGGTGAACAAAGGACGATTTTGTTTTCCATTCTTCGTTCGTTATGCCTTGCGTTTATACGATGGTTCTCTTGTACATCATTCTGCACCAATTCTAATGAACCCTTCGACGAAGGCAGCTCCGATTGTGTGGTGGAATCATGCAAATGGAGGTAAACTCCTTACAGAAGCAGAGTGTGACATTATGCTAGTCGCAGCTTCTCTTGATTACAACATCATCCGTGATACGGACTACTATCATTTGAATGATTGGTCTGACATCATTAAAAGCATTGATGTCTTTGTGTCAAAGCCCATTTATACATACGATCAGAGTGGAAAAATCTCAACGATGTATGACACCAACAACTATAGTACGAAGTTCGTAGGTAGACTCTACGCCCAAAACAAAGATAGTGTATCAACATCGAAGGCTGAGGATAAGTTGCTTGGGGATTTTTCTTCAAAGAAATTTCTTGACTACTATTGCGAGTGGGAGTACTCTCAAATCTTCGCAATGTACTATTCAAGTGATCGTACGTTTCCTTCGGTGGCATTCCACTTACCCGAGTTTACAGACGGAAAGGTGGGAGAAACATTGAAGAATACCTCGACTTTCTATAAACTGTATTCTATCGAATTAAGCGGTCTGACAGCAAACGATTCGCGCAAGGAGATTGTCATCGAGGACGAGTATCTGCAATCTCTGATAACGCGCGAAGTGATGACAGATGATTATCTAACACACGACCAACTGCACGCAGACTATTCTTTTGTGTACAACAATCGTCTTAACTTGGCTGGAATACGTAGAAAACCATACAAAGGATTCTTAGCGCAATCAATGTTTGCCTATTGTAATGGTCGCTTTGATTGGGGACATACGGGGCAAAAACTCAATATCAACATGGTGCCGTTTTCTACAGACCAATACACCATTGTTGTGTATATCAAGGAGAACGGAGAGGACTATTGTGTGACGAGCCAAACAGATCGCATATTACCGGAAATTGCGATTTTCAATAGTCGAAAGATTACAACTGTAAGCGGCTCTAAGAAAACGGAGAAATTGAGTACTCATTCGTGGGGCTGCTATGTGTTCTACCCAAACCCCAATGCATACAAACTCGTCATCTACAACTACAACAATCCATGCTACGCGATAGAGCTAAAGCAACACGAGTTCTTGAATGGCGCATTTGCAGTGCTCGACTACGAACAGGAACGCAAAAAAAACTTCTCTGCACTGCCAAACGTAGCCCCCTTGCCAAACGGCAATAACTTTCCCGTTCAATGTCCTAACAAAATTTACACGTCGGAAGTCAGCAACCCGTTTTATTTCCCAGTGCTTGGAATAAACTCCGTAGGTTCAGGAGAAATAAAAGGCATTTGCTCTGCGGCAAAAGCATTGTCTCAAGGACAGTTCGGTCAGTTCCCCCTTTACGCTTTTACCACAGAGGGGGTGTGGGCTTTAGAGGTAAGCAGCACCGGAACATACTCTGCACGACAGCCTATTACGCGTGATGTCTGCATCAATTCTGATGGTATTACGCAACTCGACTCAGCCGTGCTTTTCCCTACAGATCGTGGTATTATGCTTATCAGCGGATCGCAGACGCAATGCATTTCAGAGGCTATTGACTCTCAATACCCATTCGATGCCCTACGCTTACCGGGTTTCAGGAAACTACATGATATGCTCGGGCACAAGCCAGAGACAGATAAGTGTCTCCCCACAAAGCCTTTCAAGGAATTCTTGCAGAGGTGTCGTATGCTCTACGATTATGTCCATCAACGAGTCATTGTCTATGCGCCTGGCGTAACTTATGCCTACGCCTATTCATTAAAGAGCCATCAGTGGGGAACGCTCTTCTCCAACATCGCCTCCCATCTTAACTCCTATCCCGATTCTTTGGCAATGGATAGTAACAATGCACTTATCAGTTACTCTATTCCGAAAGAGGGTGTCACAAAATGTCTCTATGTTAGTCGCCCCCTCAAACTTGAAATGCCCAACATCTTAAAGACAATTGATAGTGTTATTCAGCGAGGGTTGTTTCGCTATGGCCATGTATCCACAGTACTTTATGGATCACGGGATTTGCAAAACTGGCATCTTGTATGGACTTCGCGCGACCAACAACTATCCGGTTTTAGCGGATCGCCTTTTAAGTATTTCCGCATTGGAGGAGTTGCGACACTTTCGCCCGATGAGAGTATCAATGGTGCTTCTGTACAATTCATGCCAAGACAGACCAACAAACCCAGATAAATCACTGCCACGGCGGTGTCCCCTTTAGACAACGAGAGCTGAAGTCTATGCCACTTCAGCTCTCGTTTTTCATTTGAACCAGTGTTGCCTGATTCTCGTCCGTTCTACGCGCGAGTGGACAGACCTACCGATTTCCCTCTCCGCCTCATCCGCCTTTTCCATCCATACTTCAGATTTTTGGGGATTGGTGATACTCAACCAATCCGACACGCCACGGCAAACGAGGTACTCATGAATGTATCGCTCGACAAAGGACAATGTTGTTTCTGACATCGTAATTGGCACAGTCATATCGATTCGATACAGAGCTTGTTCTTGAAGTGTGTCGTTGAATTCGGTATTAGAAACACTCATCTTTGCCCATGGATAGAGCATCTCTCTACATTTCGCAACTCCTAAATCAAGAACTCTCGTTACGCGATCGACGTTTCCTTCTTCGCCTACATCGGCTACCATGTGCCTTGCATGTTCGGTGTCGGGGGACATCACATGGCTCTCTACATAGGCATAATTCTTGATGTCATAAAGGAGCTGCTCTCGCGAGAAGGTTAGTGCGACATTTAAACGATCAACCTTTTTCTCTATACAGCAACTCATAGGCTATCTATTTATTCGGTAGGGCGTTTCGGGCGGCTACGCTTGCTTACGGCTTGTTGGATACTTGCAAGACTCTTTTGAGCAAGGGCGATATACTGCTCGGCGTCGGATTTATTTGTAACCATATACCATTCAGCAATCGTAGTATTTTTCAGATAATCATGAATGGCTTCGCCGACGCCCGTTGTCGCTGCCTCATTGAAATTACTCGGCATTGACAGATTCAGGGTCAGATCTGTTTTGCCATTGTAATGACGATTATCGGTTGATGTTCCATCCTCGTCAAGGTACTCTGACAATTCTGTTTTCACCTCGGCGAATCCTTTTTTGATAGATCTGAGGATTTTCTCTCGGTTTTCCTCGTCTTCCGATGCGAACATGCTTGCAACCTCCTTGTGGTTTTCCTTGTTTTGGATGGTGCGACCACGCAAGAAAGTTTCGTTCATGATGTCATACAATAGCCACGAAATTTTAATCGTTGCCGTAACGCTCTTTTTTGCACCTAATGTATTGTTTGGCATATCTGTTAAATGAGTTATTAGTCACTTGGCCTAGTAGGTCTTCTACGACTGTATAACAATCTTTCTGCACCGGTCATCATTTCCCCGGCTTGCTCGAAGTAGTTCGTTGCTTCTTCTTTGTTTGCCAGCTTAAACCACTGTGCAATAATGGAGAAAATAAAAAAATTGCGAAGTGCTGACTGTACGTTGTCTTTCAGTCCCTTGTCAAAGGATTTACTTACCTCTATTACTGCTTCATAATTCAATCTTTGTCGTTGTTCCGTTCCGGTATTTGCATAGTCCATTGTCGCCCCGCTCACCAACATTTCTTTGAATCTTTCGTTGGCAACAAGTACTGATTCTTCCCAAAACCTACTAAGGTCAGATAAGTCATTGTCGGTGGCAAGAATTCTGTCTCTCGCCTTCGCGTCAGCATCTATCAGTTTTGCCCCGGTGTAGTCTGTAACTTTCGCCACTTCATCATACACTTCGTCTTGGAATACATGTACAGTAATTGTTTCCATCTTAATCGTTTTCTTATGTACGTGCCAACTAACCGCCACAAGTAGTAGCTCTACTCATATTCGTCAGAGATCGACACGATCATCATTCTTTAGTTTCTCAAGGTTTACATCGAAGTGTCTCGCTGTTTTATCCACCATTATTTGTTGCAACAGCTTCCAAAAGCGGTGTTCTTCCTCAGGTCTGCAACTGCTTTCATTTTCTAAGATTGACCAAGCCTGCTCAAAACAAACAACCCCTGTAAGCATATAGGATAGTGGGATATTCACGTGGACGAATACCCAATGCTCTGCCATATATGCGAGTAGGATAAGCCACAATCGTTTCGGAATAGTCTGCTTGACTACCTTGCCGAAAGCGAACGATGTGAACTTTGTTTTCTCACGGCTTGTTTTTGTCGGATAAACAATGCGCACTCGCCTATCAAGTCTGAATGCTGTGTAAGCATCATACAAAATGAAGACTATTGCCACTACGATCAAAGGGAATGTTGGTTTGAATTCTGCTACCATCCATCCAACTACACCGCCAATTGCCATTACTGCAAATTTCCAAAGTTTGAATACTACTGCCATACGCGAATACTGATAAGAACTCCAACATTATCACCTATGGATTTACTGCCAGAGCAACTCTTGCATATATCGTTTTTCTGAAAATACTTGTTGTTTATTTATTACTTCTATTTCAAGAGATGCAAATCTACATATTGTGCTCCACTACACCGATTTATGTTTTGCGATCTGAGAAATTCAGCTTAATAGGTATACCATGTGTCATAGTTGGAGTATTAGCGTAATTGCGCTCTATTATATGTGTCCTTTGTAGACAATGCCCCGATTACTTTACGATAAAAAGAAACCTATGTTTCATTAGTGTCTATTTATGAATTTCCCGAACGCCGTCCCTAACATATCAGCGCCATTTCCTACTCCATCGCGTGGGTGCAGGCCATCAACGGTGTAGATGTTTCCGTCAAAAGGAGAGTAAACACCCGTGACACTGGGGTTCATGACCTTATTATTAAAGGAATTCCATCCCCCTGTGTGATAAAAATCAAGACAAGGAATACCATAGAAACCACAGCACCGAACAATCGCGCTTGCTACATCCTCTAATGTAACTCCACTATTATTTGCAGAATAACCTCCCAGACCTCCATGAAAGGCCATATTTCCGCACCTATATGGCTGAGTACAAAAGAAAATTTTTGCATCGGGCTTGAGGGATAAAATCTTTTCTATTACTTTTCTTGTATGGCCGTATATAGAATCAACGTCAACACCGTCGTTCATATCTCCCAAAGGGTAATGCCCGCCAAAATCATTTGTCCCCCCCATGACAGTAATTATGTCATATCGGTTTAATAGCTCCTCTGTAAAAGGTTCGACCACATCTTGTCCCACTTTAGGGGTATTAGGTGATCCTGTGTACGAATCACCAACAAAAGTGCCGAGATGCCCCCCATTTACCCCTCTGCCACGTTGTACACATCCTGTTTCTTTTGCCAAGAACTTACCGTAATAATTCATGTATGTGAAGCTGTCGCCAAGGGACAGCATCTTTTTCCCAAGGTAAGGCTTTGCATCATCTAATGTATTTTTCTGCTTTATTTCCTCTATGTTGTCAGAATTAGACTTTGACAAAGAGTACACCTCATCGAGTCGTGAGGTCAATGAACTAGGCTTCAAAACTTCCAGTATACACCCCGCTCCAATCACATACATTCTTAAATGCGTAGCATCGGCAGTCGCTGTGATTTCAAAACTTCCCGATTCTTCGGTGACAGTCTTGTCAATTTGTAGATCTTTGATCACGTTAGCGCCATTGTTGTTGGCAACGGCAACATTGTTTATTCGAGTAACACCGGGAGTCGCATTAGAGTAGCGAATTATAAAGCGATCCCCTTCCTTAATCTGAATTTGGGGAATGAAGAACGAAGAAGCTGGTCGGGAGGTCGGGGAAATAATTGTTTGCTGTATTTCGAGACGATTTGCCAAATCTGAAATCTCGTGACGCATTTCACTTTGAATTGATGTTATGTCATCAACTCTCTTATTTACATGTGCTTCTCCTCTATTGATTTTTTCAGAAATCGGAAGAAGTTCATCGATTGTGATATCGCACCCCGCTCCAATCACATACATTCTTAAATGCGTAGCATCGGTAGTCGCTGTGATTTCAAAACTTCCCNGATAATTGTTCTTTTAGTTATAATGGCAGATTCTAATTTATGAATTTTCTCACCAGCTTCTTGTAACCCAGCATTGGTTGTGTTAGATAGTTGAGTGTACAAAGTTTCGTATTTTACGGAATCTGATGCTTGAGTGCTACGAATCTGTTTGATCTGATCTTTATTTTGCTTGACGTCTCCGATTACGGTAGTAAGATCTGTCGTGATTTGATCCACTGCCTCCGTGTATACTTTATGTTCTATCGTGGGATTTCCTTTGAGCACAGGATTTTCACTGCTGTCCACTTGCGCAACCCATTTCTTTCCATCGGAAATATAAAGCTGTCCGAGGTGATCAGTTGCTTCACTTCCTTGCACAGCGACCAATGCCCACCAACCTTTTTCGGGTGTGGGGTACGCATCGCGGAGTTGTTCTTCGGTTTTGAACAATCCTTTATTTGCCGCCTTGATGTTCTTTGCTTCAAGCCAGCCATTCACGATAAGATTGTGGCCGATTTTAGCAGACCCTCGTATCGCGGAATTACCTCCGATGGTAATATCTCGTCCGACTGCCATATCACCATCAAACTGTTCTGTAGGAATTGAACTATTCATAGTCGAATATAGTTTTGGCCAAGGTACTCATTGCGGCTGCTCGCTCGTTTGCACCGTAGGCGGTTAATACTAAGGCTGCGGTCGTATAGATGACTGCGGTATAGCAACGCTCGCTGATGTCTATTCCGTCTGATTCGTCGATCATCGGGTAAGGAATGTACGAAGCACGTTGCACATAGGCATTGGGGGTTTTACAACTATAAAACTCCAGTGCTTTGCCCTCTGGGCGATTGACAATGGCACATACAGGTTTTTGAGTATTACCACGTATTCCTTTATACCGAGACGATTGTAGATCATACAACGGGTCGTTTACATAAATAGCTGTATAACAGGTGCGCTCCCAATCACTCATGCGAAATGCGATAAGTCGCATAAAGTCGTCAGGCAGTAGGGTCCAACCGCTCCCGTTTGTTTCCCAATAGACGGATCTCCCAAAAAGGTGGCCCTCTTCTAAGAAATGCGCGGGAACGGTAGACTCTACGCGCTGTACGGCTTCAATAATCTTTGAGCGAACAATATCATTTAACGATAAGGTGTCAATATCCCCATCGTTGATGAGCTGTTCATTTGTCTTGTTTTCGTCAATGGCAATACGCACATCTCGCTCTACGACTTCAATTTTATACACCATATCGTTGTACCTATTATTCTGCGACGAAGTTGATTTTTACACCAAAGGTCTCGCCGACTGATACAATGTCTGCGCGATTTTTCAGCACATTACCCTTTACACCAAAGCTTCTTACAAGGTAATCTTTGGCTTCTTGGTTGGTGCCGAATTCGACCTCTGTCAGCTCCTTTTTCTCTTCATTGATCAAACCTGCTTCGTTCTCCGAAACGTTTTGTGCTTCCCCTACAGAAGATTCGCTTGTCCCCGGAGCATAGGTCTCTCCGCCTTCTTCTGCCATAGGCGTGCTGACAGATTTACGATTCGTGCCACTATCAAAGTCGATCTCTTCATCAAGCTCAATAACATTGATTCGTTTGATGAATCCACGCAGGTACAAATCGCTGTTTTCAATAGCGTGCTGTGTCATAAAGTCCGAAGTCGTGAATTTCGCAGGATTCTGCCCAATTGATGTAATACTCCCATCTGTAAACTGGACTTTGAGACGGGCTTTCCCCATAGGAATAATGGCTTGATACTCCATCATTCCGTAGACACCATAGGTGATACTTTTCTTTTTCATATAGAATAGGATTCTAATAAAGAAAGGCGGACGGCATCACTACCTGTCCGCCTTTGCCGGTTGATTTTACTTATGGATAGGCTTATTGGGTCGCCATGAACTCACCGGAATACTCCTTCCATGCGCTCTGCTTGTATTGCCACATCTGACCGCTCATGGCTTCTGCATTGATGGCCGGGCAATCTTTCAGGAGGTAGTAAACTCCGCCTTCAATCGGTTGCGTGGGAGCGGTGTCGCTATTCCACAAATGAATTTGGGTAGAAGCAGAGTTCTTGTTGTTGCCTTCGCCGTTAATCCAAATATGGCACGATCCCTTGAGAGCAAGTGCGTCCCACACAAGGAGCGACTCACGTGTCGCTTCTTCGCCTTCTACGCGATCTTTCGTAGAGTGTTCGGCCGAATATTGGTAGTGAATCAAGCGGTCTGGAGCAACGACGAATGCCGAATTACTCCACTTCAAGCGATCAATGGTCGGATCGTGCTTAAACTCAATGTCACCAAAGACCGTGTGGAAATTCGTAACGACCCAACCAACGGCGTTCGTCTTAGTGGAAATTTCAATTTCCGGATGCTGTGAGTAGTCGATACATTGGATATTTTCCAAAAAGTTCTTACCGGCAAGAGCGATTACGATCTTGGGAACGTCTTCTCCCGTGAAGATCATCTTAGCCAAGGCAATGATTTCTTCGTAAGTCCACTTCCCGGAATGCTGCAGCTCCTTCTTTACTTGATAACGCACGCCTTCTGAGAAGTAGATGGTCTGCGTACCCACCTCCGGTGTCTGTACTTGCATCTTACCCTTTCGACCTGCATAAAGAGTGCGATTGCCACGCACCTTGAAGTTGGTAATCGCGGCTTCGGCGATAACAGCCTTTCCGAATGGAATTTTCTTTTTCTGCGCTTCATAGTAATCAGATACAATCTGATTCATGCCACGCTTTTGAAGATAAACAGTTGTACCTTGAGGAACAATGAGATCAGGGTCGACCTTTTTCTGCGTCTCGTAGAGAGCGTTTGACAAAATGATAAGGGTTGTTCCTGCGGGAATCTCGGGAGTGGTGCAATACTCGTCTGTGCTGTTCGCTTTCGGTCCATTGACGGCTCGAACAATCGGATTGTTTGTAGTGGGGTCTTGGCCTGTTACGAAGAGCATGAGGTCATAGCCCGGCGTCTTCGTTGTTCCATCTTCAGCATATCCGTCCACACCTTGGACAAGCAGTGTTCCATGCGGACGAGGGATGTCTGCATCATTTGCGAGTAGGGGCAAAATGAACTGTTTGGCTGTCCCAGCAGTCACTTTGGTCGTCGTAGTTACGCTTGAACGGGGCTCGTCAATCATATAGTGCTCAACCTCGGGGGACGTTACACGAACTTTTCGTGCCTTGAGCATTAGTTGCATCAACGGGGTGTCATCACTTTTGAACTTGTAAAGTTCATCATCGAGATCTGCTTCTACGAGGTTGCCTGCTCCTACTCCACCGGTCGCACCGGCAACTGCGCTGACTGTTGTCGGCGCGCCGGGAACTTGTGTCTTAGCACCTGCCGTTCCCGATGATACGGTGGGATTTTTCCCACCTACTTGTACGGTTTCTCCGTCCATGTCTTTGTTTTTTAGCTTGTGAATAATCTATTTACTATCGGTCTGAACGATGCCACCGGGGCTAATTCCTCCTGTTACTCTCGCGAGATTGCTCACGGAAGCAATGCCCCCCGGCACCTGTGTGCGTAGTCCTGCGCTGCCTGTTGCTGGGTGCTGCGGTTTATCCACGTTGGGAAACTTTACGACTTCACCTCTCATTGACTACATCGCTTCACTTGCAAGAGCGAAGATGTTTTTTGCGTGCTGACCACTCGGTGCGCCTCCGTTTTTGCCGTTCAGTGGCGATGTACCGTCCCCCTTATTCTGCTTGCGTAAAGTCTCTACAATTTTCTCGTTACGCCCTGCAACACGCCCCTCTTCACCAGCAGAAGCCACGTCGTTGTCATGGTTAAGGGCGTTAACAAACATCTCCAAGGTTTCGCGTGTAAACTTCCCCATGACCCCATCGCGTACCACGTTGAGCATAGCCTCTGCCACAGCGTCAATTTGCTCATCGTCCATTCCGCGCTCTGCTTGGAATTGGCGTAGGGTTTCAAGAGTGGCATCCATGTTTTTCTCGTATTCCTCGTCGAGCTGCTTCGACTTGGCTACTCGCTCTACATATTCCTTGTTTGCCTCAGCAATCTTATCCTGCATATCAGGATTGTCAAGCACGTCCTTAATTTCGAGGCCAAAGTTTTTTACGAGTCCCAATACTGGGTCGTTCCCTTTGTGCATGTCGGCTAAGAACTGGGCACTACGAGGGTCGGCGGCAAACATATCCGACATCGCTTTTTCTCTGCCTTTGTAGCTGTCAATATCCTGCTCGAATTGGTCGTAATCGTCGGAAATTTGCCCATAAATTTCTTCGTCATCCTCAAACTTCTTGTCGGGATACTTGTTTCGCAATCGCTCCAAATGCTGGTCGCGCCTGCTCATAACTCCGTCGTTTTCAGCCATTGTTTGCAATGTATAAAGTGTGTGATATATTCACTTGCGAATATAAGGCTTACTGATATAGCCCTGCTTTTAACTTTTGCGACTTGGTCTTCGTAACTTTGAAGAAACCAATAGACCGTTTGTACATGAAACATTTGGGGTGTATTCTTGATTTTACGCACGAACGTAACTGCGATCTCATGAGAGCTTATCGGAAGAAAATCGAAGAAGCAAATACAATTGTAATGCCTGTTATCTTTGAACTCGTCTCTCAATCTCCAGCATCACGATTTTGGGTAAGCGAAGAGAGGGCGGCTATTGTAATTTCTGCGATGGCCGCAGGTAAACCAATGCCCCGTATGAGGGAGAATAAACGAGAAATGTTTGAAGAAATATACCGTAGGTTCACAATATTACGAGAACAGCACCCGCATAAATCAGTGTACGAGTTGGTGTCACTAATCGTTAATCAACCCGCACCGAAATTCTATCTCACAGCCCGAACGGTAGGAGAGTTTATTTACCGCATTAAAAATGGATGGGATGACAAACAGTACAGAAAAAACAGAGATTGCTGAATTGCTGGCTGAGAACAATCGACGCAATGAGGAAATGTTTGCAACATTCAACCCTGTCACAGGAGAAGGCTCTATTGGAGATCGTGTTTGCGTAAGCATATCAGATTTCGCTATTCCTAAACAATGGCTGCCTATTGAGATGATGGGAGTACCGTTTGTGAAGAAACTTGTCAAGGCCGGCTCTATCGATAAGTTTCTGTCGTCTGTTCTTCAGGTTGAGCCCAACGATGTCGACCGTACTAAGGTTTCCCGAAAGTTGATCCGTTTGCGAATCAAGCACGACTTCCCTTTTTGGGCAGCAATTTTGATTTACATCCACAACAAAAAAGCCGGGAAGGACGTCCTCTTCCGGCTATATTATCCGCAACGCGTCTTAGTAAATAAGTTTGAAGCAAAAAGGAAAGCTGGTTTACCTATACGTGTTATACTACTAAAAGCGCGTCAATGGGGAGGTTCTACGACAACTCAAATATACATGGCGTGGCTGCAGTTCAATCATCGTAAGGGGCTGAACTCGCTCATTATTGCCCACCAAGGGGCTGCCTCTGATGAGATCAAGGATATGTTCGATCTGATGATCAAGCGATATCCGGTAGAATTTCTACATGATCTTGGAGCGGCTTACTCTGAGAACGAGCCTAAAATGGTGAGTGTCGGGAAATCGGGCTCTACTCATCGCGTTCCACAACGCAATTGTAAAATTAAAGTAGGAACAGCAGAACGTCCCAATGGATGCCGAGGTGGTGCTTATTCTCTTGTTCACTTGTCTGAGGTCGGACTTTGGGCAAAGACTGATGGGAAATCTCCACAAGATATTGTTCGTTCTGCTTGTTCGGGGATTCTCTTTGAACCGTTTACGATGATTGTAATGGAAAGTACGCCCAATGGTACCGGCAATTTCTTTCACACGGAGTACACTGCAGCGGCTGATCCAACGATAAAATCACAATACGAAGCACTATTTATTGCGTGGTTTCAGATTGAACTATACCGGAAAGAGTTCTCATCAATCTCTGAAAAGCAGGCTTTTGCAGAGTGGCTGTATCGGAATCGGGAGAATGCTTATGTGGCATCAAATCGTGAGGAAAGTGGACGCTATCTGTGGTCATTGTGGGAGAAAGGGGCTACACTGGAGGGAATCAACTGGTATATAATAGAACGCTCGGGCAAGGATGATTTCGCCGTAATGGCTTCGGAATACCCATCTGACGATGTGGAAGCTTTTGTTCATTCTGGCGCTATGGTATTCGACAAATACAGAGTACAAAAGTTTGAGCGATTTTGCATTCCTCCTCGGTTTGTCGGAGAAGTTTATGCTGATGCAGACGAGGGGGAAAAGGCTCTTTCAAATCTGCGCTTCAAAGAAGATTTACAAGGGCAATTGGCGATATGGGCAATGCCTGAAGCCTTCGAAGACGGAGAGGTCGCTCACCGATACCTAACGGTTGTAGACGTTGGTGGGCGCTCAAATAAGTCCGACTGGTCTGTTATAGTTGTCTTCGACCGAATGAGTATGATTGACGCCAGCGAGCCTCCGTCAGTAGTTGCGCAGTGGTATGGGCATTGTGACATTGACAGACTTGCATGGCGGGCGGCACAGATTGCGGCGTTCTATGATAACTCCTTACTTGTCATTGAGTCTAACACCTTAGAAACACATGATAAGGAACGGCAGATTGAAGGGGGAGACCAATCTCAATACATCCTTAATCAGATTTCGGATACATACCCTAACCTTTATGCGCGTAAACAATCAGAGGATGAGATACGCGAAGGTGCGCCTCGGAAATATGGTTTCCATACTAACGTTCTGACAAAGCCGATGATTATATCAACCTTAATCAAGGTTGTACGAGAACAATTATATATCGAACGGGATAGACGCTGCCTTTCGGAATATGTAACCTATGAACGCAAAAAAAATGGAGCGTATGGAGCAATTACAGGGAAACATGACGACTTGCTAATGACACGTGCTATAGGAATGCACATTTGTTATAATGAGATGGAAAGGCCTTATTGGGTCACCAACATATACAGGAAAATTAAAAAAAATAGAAGCCCCGTTTCCGAGGCTTCTATCTAAGTGTTCACGAGGGCTGTAACATCTGCTGTGCTTGATTCACAGCTTCCATGTTTACATTCTGTTGTGCTCTTTGGGCAAGTTCCGGCGATAAGCCTTCCGGGACTTGCCCTTGTTGTAGTTGCTCTTTTTGCGACTTAATGCTCTGTAGCAATTCATCCGCAAATGGGAAATCGCCATGTTCGAGCAATTGTTCCACACTGATTGCATTGGCTTGCCATAACTGCATGAGCATGTCATTGGTCAACGTGCGGAAGGCTGGCGTTGCCGTACTTTCTACAACGCTCAAATCAAACTCCACATCGCGTATTTTTTGAGGATCATATTCAACGATGGTAGAATTTTTACCGGCGATGTTGAATACGCGCCGAGTGTCGTAGAACTGTTGAATATTCTTGACATCCTTATATGCTCCGTCTCTGATAAATGCGGAGAAGGTGTCGAGCAAATCTAACAACGAGGTCGCGGCGTTTTGTGCCTGTTGGTTGTATAAACTTGCGGACATTCCCGAGTAGCCCGGCTTACCTTGTATTGCTCCATTCACGCCGGAAATATCTTCGAAGAATTTCAACTGGAGGTGCAGCAGCTCCGAGATACCTATGTTTGTGCTATTGTTAGCTATTTGTTGTGGCAAAACATTCCCTGCCTTTGGGGTCTTTATCATGATTATTCCATTGAAACGCGACCACTCGTCGGCCACATCCTCCATGGACATTCCCTTGGGTAAACATTCTTCGGGGAACAAAAGCACGCCCTTGGCGGAAGCTCGCATAATCCAATCATACATTGTGATAAGGCGATTAGTGTATCGCTGTTGGTCTATCACGTTACTCACAAATGAGTGTATCTCTCCGTCTATGAAAGGGTAAGCCTTGAAAACATAAGGGTGGCTCTTGTGCTCGTAAGGCGTTTCACCTTCCTCGAGTATGTCTCCGAAAGGAGTAAGCATGTAGTAGTACCAATATGAGTCCATGAACCACTCATAGCGGATAAGGGGTACATCCTCTTCGTTTATTCCAAATTCTTGCGCTTGTTGAAGACGCTTGTTGTTCTTATCTATGACAAGTTCTTGGAAATCCTCAACTTCAACCTTAAAGACGTCTCCATTATTTACGTCGTGGCAGCGCACTCTTGGTTTGCTCTCTTTGCGCCACACTTCTATTACCCGACATCTCGTCAAATCAAAGGGGACAAGAAAGTCATAGTTGTCTTGAAGAGGGTAGCCGAAATCATTATAGACAGCTCCCAAGTAACTTTTGTCCTTTGCAAATTTATAGATCTCTGCCAATCTTGTGTACTCCTCAGGGCTATGGGCAAAACGTTGGCACAAATCTTCAAAGGAGATGTCATGGATCTCTCCTACGCATGAACAGTCCAGCCCACGAAAATCCCTCATATTGTTGTCGACGAAGAAGTTGTTGGGTTGTACATAGTCTGTCCAGCAATCCAACTTGTCCTCGCGCCAACCAAACCACTTGCGTTGAACCACAAATCCTGATATTAGAAACTCTTCCATACATCGAGCATTTATCTCGGTCATTCGATTTAACTGCATGTTGCACTGCAACACGGTACTCATCGTTTCCCCATAACGCTGTTCATCTCGATCACGTGCAGTGCATGTCGGCTCTTTGGACTGACTGCGATATACACCCAATACGGCTTGCACCATACGACGAATAAGATTGTTCTTCAATGGAACATTGCCCTGCTTCTTGATAAGGTCTTCCTCCTTCATCTGCTTACCATCTACACACACCATATCTTCCCACTGCCTACCATAGGTGTAGTTCTTGTTTCGCTCTCGGTCTCTTCGAAAGATTTCCATCGCGAGCCAATACTGCTGCGCTTGCCATAATACCTCGAAGGCTCGACTATTCCCGAGACGACGTTTGGATGAAGAAATGCTGTCAAGCTCTTCATCCGGCATGATTGCACTTAGTCTATGTAATTTTTCCATTGCCATATTTGCTAAACTTTGGGACGGTGCAAAAGTAATACTCTGCACCGTCCTTTGTAGATTAACTATTGCTGCTTCTGAAGTCGGATCTCTTTAAGCATATTGTCGCGTGTACTAAACATCGTCTTAGTTATCTCATCAAGCTCTTTCGCGCTTTTGCTTCGGAGAAACTCTTCTGTGAGCGTCTTCATGTCCTGTTTGTACTGTTTGATACGCTCATGCACAGCCATGTCATTCTTTTCGTAGAACAATGGGAGATTTTCGGCGTATGCTTCTATATCGGTCGATTTGAGCTTATTTAGGGCTGCTTCTTCCTTTCTCACTTTGTCATACTCCGATAGCAACTGCTTCGTTTCTTCTGTTTCAAGATTGGCCTTTAGCTTTTCCTTAGCCCTTTTGATTGCCCCCTTTGAATACCTTTCCATTGCGGAACGACGTTCTTCTTCGGTATATGCCCACCCTGTAAGAGGGGCTGATCTATAAACCTTGTAGCGAGCATATCGTTCGGCAATCTCGGCTGGGGTCATTTTTTGAGCTTCAGAGGCCGTCACCCCAAGTTCATCAAAGTAAACCTTGTCAATCTGGCTTTGCGGACAGTTCATAATTCGCATGATAAGTAGGGCACATTCGCGCGAAGTTTTCGGATCATCCCCGCAATAATCCATAATTGCGACAACACCATCTGTAAGAGACTGAGGGTTGGCTGCCAAAGTTGTTTGCGCAAGCAGGTTGATGACATCGTTCATGGCAGCGACTCTATCCTTTGGCATGTTTTTCAGAATAGATGCAACATCGCTAGCCAGCGGCATATCCTTTGTGAGATAACTCAAATTACCTTCGCCTTTTACGGCCATCAGACCGGCTGAACTAATAACATCTCCTCCGGTCAATCCTTCAAGACTTCCAAATGAAGCTTGGATAGCAGCGTCTTTTAGCATCTTTTCTTTCTCCTCATCGTCTTTACCGATGAGGAGATAAGGAAGCTTTGCACCAAGATTCCAAGCAAACGGCAAAATGAACCAAAATACGGCAACACGTGCAATGTCGCGCAGCAACGCTCTTCTGTACTGGTTCTTCGCGTTTCGGTCAGCTTGTTCAGGATCTATACCGTCTCTATACATTTGCTTCGCCATAAACTCTTCCGTCAATCCCGTGTAGCCGGGTTCAAATCGGTGTTTGAGGTTGCGGACGGCATCATGCAGCTGTCGGGTATATGACATCGACGAATTGCGGAAGATAGTAAACAAAACACTTAGCCATGTTCTGTCGACCTGCATTGTGGAAAGGAATGCGCTTTCACTCGACTGCTGAGTTTGATTGAATAGAATTGTTGCGTCTTGCTTGGCTCGCTTTTCGGCAGTGTCTTCATCATACCCGTAGCGAAGGTATTTCTGCTTCTTCGTTTGGTACATAGAATGTGCACCGATAGAAACAGTTAGAGCGTCTACAAACGCATTGGGAGTCATACCTATACGTGTGGAAATTTCTACAACTTTGCTTTGCCACAACTTCCAATCCATCTCATTCTTCAACAATCTGGGATCTCCCGCCATGCGGCTTTTCCAACGCTTCTCGAAAATAGGGAGATTCTTCATCGTCCATTTCCATGCACCTATCGGGTTGATAAGATTCATTACCAAATATCTGGGATCACTGTCCGAAAGGTAAGCCGGCATAGAAAGGAACTGCTTCAACGCCGTAAAGACTCTGAAGTTGACTTTTGAAGCCGTCACCCCCTTGGCCATGTTTACTGCGGCTTTATCAAAGGTGTTGGTGAGCGGACGATAAGAACCTGCTGCCATGCTACATACATCGCGGAATTTTTTCCACAATGTCTTACCGCCACCATAGACAGATGCCATATTCATGACCTGGTTGCGGAAACGCTTGTACGACAGTAAGGTGTTCAAGTCACGATTGAACTCTGCAAAAGCAGCCCAATGTTCCATTTCTTGAACATGATCAAGGAGCACGCTAAAGGCATCAGCATTTGTAATGTCAAGGGCAAGATTGTTGCGTCTGCGCTTCATAATACTGCCTGTCGAAATTCCCGGCAAACTACTGTCTGTCGTTTCGTCGGCAACATCCACATTCTCAATTCTTGCATTGGCAAGTATCTTCAAGGGGAAATAGTCATCGATAGCAGCCATCGAAGTGCCGAACATGCGCTTGTGCACCTCGTTGTACTCATTGCGCTTCTGTACAAGAAACTCCTCTTGTATCCAATCCGCAAGTTCGATAAAACGTGGATCAAGAAGAGCTTCGATTCTCTCAATATCTCCATCCGTGATTCCCATTTTTCGCAACTTCATTCGACCATCTGACATTTTGTTGACCATGTAGATATAGAGCAGATTGCCCTGTGCCAATTCAAACTCTTTCATCTCACCGCCGTCCCAAAACCTTACAGTGCCCTTGGGAAGTTCGCGCTCCAAATCGTAAAGATCGCTCCACACCATATCATCCTTCATCAGCATTTTACTCCATCTCCTCTTCTTGCCAAAGATCTCACTGACCTTTTCATCAAGAATTTTCAATGAGTCACGATAGCTGGTGTATTCTTTTTCCGTAGCATCAACCCAACCTCGCATATAGCGATTCCATAGATAACCTTCTCCTTTCACGTTCTTGTCACCGAAGAGGCGAAGCATCTGGTCGAAAGTAGCTAAGGGGGCGAACAGAAAACGAACAATAGAGTTGTTGGAAATCTTCTGCAATGTACTTTCCTTATAATGCTCATTTGCAGGTCTTCCCTCCATGTCGGAGTTTGCATTGTGGTGAATTTCCGCCACGCGTCGCTTTTCGTCTTCACGCCATTGCTTGGCACGTTCCACACTGTCTCCGAGGATGCCACTGATTTGCCCGACAATATTACGATAAGACTCTATACGCTCAATCTTGTTTTGGCGAATTGCGTCTTTCGTGGATTCCACATACTCGCGATAAGCTTCGCGAGTCATGTTTCCACTTTCATATTCTTCCTTCGCCTCTTTAAGGCTGTCGCGCAAAGCTTTTTCTTCCGCCTTACTTTCAATAACAGCCTCTGCATACGAACGAGCGAGGAGCAGCCCGTTGTATTCTATAAGGGCTTCATTGGCAACGGCTGAATCGTTGCTTCCCATGCGGTCAAGTGTGTTGGAAATTCTCTCCTCAATATCCAAAATTGGCAGAGACATGGACTTTTTCAGCACTTGTGCAATTTGTTGCCCTTCCGGATCCAACTTGCCTTGCACTTCAATTCCGCGAGCATCAACCCGACTGGCACGAATAGAAAGCAATTTCCCAAGATGATTAGCTCCCATGCGCAGCTGGTTGTCAACCATAATATCAAGGACATTTTGGACATAGCTGCTCACATCCTGCTTACCGAGAACGTTGTTCGACGTGGACAGAAGTCGTTTGATTTCATGTTTGCTCAAATCATCGAGAAGTCCATTATTCAGTAGGATTTTAGCAAGATCAGTCACACTCTTGACTGTGGCACGGTCGTATTCTTTTTGACGCGCCATTGCTTGACGCAATTTCGAAAGATTGCCCCCGATAGCTTTCATCGCTTCTTGCTTGGCTTGTAAACTATCAGCATTCGCCCGGCTCGCAGCTACCTTCATTTCGGTGATGGCTTCTTCAAGTCCCATGTGTCCATCATGGAACATTATGCCGTCATCCTCGATAAATTCATTAGAAAGTTTGGGGTTTTCAAAATTTTCCACGATCTTTGTCGCTGTATCAAGGACTTGCTTGTCTATTTCCTGCTGAACATTTTGAGACGCTGAGGAGAGGCTTGCGCTTGATAGCCCTGCGTTTGCTGCTGTTGCCGCGATTGGTGCGGATTGATGGGACAGGAACGACAGGGCCTTTTCTTTGTCTATATATGTCGCATACCCCTTGTTATACCAATCCACAACTTTATTGAAGCCTTTGCCGAATACTGATGACACAATATTGAAATCAACATCAGTATTCTTGCCCAATTCGAGAGTAACCAAAAAGACACCGTCCTTTGTTTTTAACGCTGTCAGTATCGAGCGGTTTCCCTCACGCTGATAGTTGTTGAATACAGTGATTGGGTTAGCAACAGCCTTTGGTAGATCACGCAACTCATCAAGCGCAAAGCCATGCTTGCGCATCTTTTTCATTACCTTGTTGCCGTAAAGTTTCATAGGCATATCCTTTACTCCTGCTGATTGCAGGATAGCTGATGGACGCCCCAACGAAAGCACGGTCTTATCTGCATTCTCTTCTGTCAGCCTAACAACCTGTTCGTTAAAACGCTCATTCACTCTATTGAACTCCTCATTGCGTTCTTTCTTGATGATTTCACGGCTCTCCATACTTTCATCGAAGCCTGTCTTCCGCTTCATAACCTCTGTATCGGCTACATCCAAGATGGTGGGGTTTCCTCCGTTTTTCTTGCGTTTATAGGCTTCGTGCAGAACAAATGCCCATTCTTTGTCACTCCACTTTTTCTTGCTAGTGATTTTCAAACCATTCAACAAACGTCGCAATGCCTTTTGGAGCATCGACTTCAAGCGTCCCCAGAATGTCAACTCCTCTGCACTCATCTTCTCGAAACCATGCTCTCCGATTCTACCTGCAAGGTCTGCGCCATATTCTTCAGTTGCATTTCTTCTGAATTGATCACGTTTCTTACTTGCTTCGGTATGGGCATCTGCCATATCCTCATAGTAGTGGGCATTGGCATCTTCTCCTTTGGCTTCGCGTTCTTTTCGCTTCTGTTCTCTCAACCGTTCCACCTCTGCCTCGTACATATCATTGGCTGCACGATCGATGGCTTCGCGAATACCGTCGTCTGAAACACGATAGAGTTCATCAATGGCGTTATCCAGATTTTCCTGTTCAGGGAAGAGCACACGGAACCCACCGTGGCCGACGACCTCGTGCATAAACGTATTCTCGACATCGGCCAAGCTCGAATTATTGGGAATGACAATGGTAACCTCGCCTGTATTCGTGTTGAAGCTTCCCTTCATCCTGCGTTGCCGTGCACTCGGTAATGCCGCCACTTCCTCTGGGGTGCTGATAATACGTACGGGGGTATGCAATTGTTCAGACAAGCTATTCACCCGATCAACCATCGCCTCTGGGGTACTCGCTACTTCCTTGCGATCTTCATCCATCAAGCGGTATTTGTCTGAATCTTCAGAGACGTCTCCTCCCTCTTCCACCGTAATATCGGTAGAAGCTTCAACACTGGCATCCATTTCGGCATACTTTTTCTCCTTCTCCTCCATTTCCTTCTTCATGGCTTCGGAGTATTCAGCATGTTTACGCTTTGCCTCTTCAAGTTCGTTTTCATACTCAAAAGGCTTGCCCTCGCGCTGTTTCAACTGTTCGAGTTCTGCCTTACCGCGCTGAGCGACATTGCCGGCACTCTCAATCTGTTCGCCAAAGTCCTTACCGGTAATCACATTCTCTGTGATGTCTGTAATGGCATTGCGGAGCAACGATTGCTTAACGGGCACATCATTTAGACCTAATTCTTTGCAAGAATAGGTCATTTTTCTTTGTGTGTCAGCAAAGAGCGAAGCCCCATCGGCTACCGTCTTTCGCGAGACTTCCGTTGTAACGATAAAATCAAATCCGCCCATTGACAGTGTGAGCGTATGAGTTTGGCTTCCATTACTGTGGTTTTCCTTTACGGCCTTTACAGAATCATTGATTTTCTTGTTGTGCTCCTTAATGAAGTCCCCCATTTCTTCAATTGAGGAGTATCTCTGTTTACCAATGGTAATCTCAGAAAATGCGCCGTTCGGGAATGCGTTCTGAACGGCAGTCAAACGCTTTTTTGCGTCTTCTGCCATCCGTTCCGCATCCTGAATGCGTCCCTCTAATTTGGGTTTTGCATTGTGAATGTAGGCTTGATCTGCTTCCCACTGCTTCTTTCGGCTCTCGTACTTTCGCACGGACTTTTCCGCATTGTTTTTAAGCATTGCATACTCGCTACCGGAAAGTTGTGCAACTGTATCGCCGAAGACGTCCTCTGCTTCTTCAAGTACACGATTCGTCATATTATCATGCATCAGTTGCTCGCCTTCCATTATGCTGTCGGCAATAGCTCCTTTGGTCTTCAGTCGCTGGTATGCTGTGACATCGAGGCTATCCTCCACACCAAAGCGCAACACGCGGACAGGCTTATCCCATTCCTTATGCAGGTTTCCTTGTCGTAGAATACGACCATTGCGTTGAGTGTAATCCATTGGTCGGTTGGGCGCATCCAAGTGGATCAACGTGTATAGGCGTTCCTGTATATTCACACCGGTGCCCAATGTCGCAGTGCTACCAAGAATAACACGTATTTCTCCTCGATTGACCATTTCGAAGATTTCCAACTTCTTCTTGATAGTCATTCCGGGTTTGATCACAACGATTTCACTTGCAGGGACGCCTTGTGCAACAAGCTTTTTCTTTATGTCGTCATACAAGTTGAAGCCACTACGTTTGTTCTGGTAGTGGTCGGCAAAAATCGCGATAGTGCCCTTGTAATCGTCCGTTTCTCTTAGTGAGCGTAACGTTTGGCGAACAGCTTCGTTGGTCTTACTGTTGGGATCATCCTCTGCGCCTTCTTCCACAAGACGTGCGTCGACAGCTGCTCTTTGAGCAATACCATACATAGTGAGAGGAATGCTGCTGTTGGCTTTCTTCTCTTTACCACTCATCTCTTCGTAACGTTCTAGTTCTGCTCTCACAAACTTCATTACGCTGCGCAACGCACGTGTCTGCGGCAGGTAAATGTCTTGCGCCTTACCTCCCTCCATCGTGGGAATTTTTCCGACTAAATCCTTTTGGGATTTTGTCGGAACGGTGTCTGCTACTTCAGACCAAATTCGCACCAATTCGGGTAGGTTCACATAGCCGGCAAAGCGGTTATTTTCTTTATATTTACCGCTCGTACTGAACTCCAACATCTGCTGGATATTCCCGAAGTTGCGCACGAAGTCATCAAAGTAGTAAATACCATATTCTTTCATCGTTTCCTTAGGCATAAGATAACGCATGAAAGTCCAAATTTCCGCAGCTGTATTACTGATGGGAGTTCCAGTAGCAAAAATGACATTACGACCGTTATTCCTTTCCAGCACTGCCTGCGTCTTTAAGTACACACCTTGCGACTTCTTGCTGTATGATGGGTCAACTCCCTTCACACCGCGTTGCATAGCTGTCGCAAAACCGAGATGCTTGTATTCATGCGCCTCGTCAACAAGGAGTGCATCAATGCCCATGTCGTCGAAGTTCTCCACATCATCGGTACGACGATCGAGCATTTCCTGCGCTTTTACAGCTGCATTTTGCTTGGCGATAGCTCTCTTCTTTTCGTCTTTTGCAGTGCGCTTCGTCGACAAGCCTTCTGTCAGCGTGGCCAATTCAGCTTTCAGATTCTCAATTTCCTTTTCTGCATTGCGCGTAATTACATTCCGTTCGTTTCCGTCGGCCTGTTTCATACTTTCGAGTACGAGCATTTTTTCCTCAATCTTGTCTTGGATAAATGCCATCTGACGCTCCTCACTGTCGGGAATGAACTCAAATGTACTTTGGGGCACAACAATCATGTCCCAATCGTTGTACTTGATCTTGGCATAGAAGTTCTTTCTACCGTCTGCACTTCGATCGTCGTCTTCAAGCGTGAGAATCTTTGCGTTGGGGTAGAGTGCCTTTGCTGAGGCTACAAACTGCCCGACGGTGGCGTTTTGTACCACGATCATAGGTTTGCGCGCTGTACCGAGTCGGCGCATCTCCATAGCGGTAGAGATGAGGGTATATGTTTTGCCTGTACCAACCTCGTGAGCAAGCAACAACGGCTGCATTGTGCCACGTACAATTGCCTTGCCTTGGTGGGGGCGCATTTTGAACTTATGAGTTGCTCCTCCGAAGAATTCGGGTACGAATTCTTCGGGGATGCTCATAGGTACATAATTGTTGAATCGGTCATTGTACTCACGCTCAATACGTGCTGATAACTCCGTATTACTTTGAATCTTCTGCCGCGCCCAATCTTTGAAGTCCTGCCGAATCTCGTCAATCTTTGCAGCACATGCAGCGGTAGCTTCACGATCGGTTAGAGTTTCCGTCGAACCGTCATAGCGCTTTTCTGTCTTTGAAACAGTGATGGTCTTGTTTTGGATTGCAGCTTCAACGAGTTCGTGCCCCATGATTGTTTTGTGTAACATCTCGCTCACAACTCCCATTGCACGGTTTTGCTCAATCTCTACACCATATCTTGGCGCTTTCATAAACCACGTTCCACCTACAGCCGTAAAATGCACACCGATGCCGGTGCGTTCTTTTACATATTCGTCATAGAGTTTAGAGTCAAGCCATGATGAACCTAGCGTAAAGTCTATCAAGTGGACAGGGATGTTCATAGGCATAATGGCTTGCAATGCCTTGATGTTTCTGTCGTACTCTCCATTCTGGTTGTTTGCTATTGCCTGTTGCAACTTCTCGCGCACATTTCCACTTAGATACTGGTACGATACAGCAACCTGCCTTGTGGTAGGTTCTTCAAAGCCAAGGCCGCTCTCTATAATTTCTCGCTTGACCTCGCTTTCGCTGATACCGAGTTGTTCAGCAATATAAGGTACATCGATGCGTCCACTTTTGAACATGCTGATAACAACACCGTCCTTGATATTTTCAGGTTGCGGCTCTGTTTCTTTTTCAACAACACGGCCTTTCATCACGTCTGCCTTCTCGTAGGTCTTGACGGCACCACCCTTGCCGTCCCCTTGCTCTTTGTAAATTTCCAAAGAGAAGACGTTGGGGTAGTCCACATCATTACGCAGCCATGCTAACTGGTTGTTTTTATGGAAATGGCCGTAAGTTCCAACAAAGTTATCGTACGCCTTGTTGAGTTTGGATATCAAGGGCTTTAGCCCCTCGTTATCCTCATGCTCAATCTGATACCGCATAACATCAGCCAAGGCCTCCTTGATTGCTGTGTAAGCGGCGAAACACTCTTGTTTGGTGTGTCCCTTAATCTTCTTGCTGTGAAAACGGTGGATTAACTCGTTGTTTGTTGATTTTTCTCCCTTCTTGAGTTCTGACATCATCGGAACAGCGACCCCATATTGAATTTTGCAAATATTGCCGTTGTCGTCAATAATCAGACTTCCTTCTTTTGCATTGGGGACGAGCGCCGAATTTGCACTCGACTTTTCTACAGGCGTGACACTATCACGCGTGTCAAAATTTTCTGCAGAGAATGTTTGTACAAATTCTTGCAGCATCTGTTCTTGAGACTTTCCACGCACCGGGTAAAGCCCTTTACTCGTTGGTCTGAAAGTCTCGCCCACTTCAAAAGCAAAACGCATTTCACCTGCCATACGTTCGGGATGGTCAATGAAGTACTTGTTGTAGTCCATCGAGAGCAACTTCCCCTTACGCTCACCTGGTTCTTGATACTCCGCCACACGCTCACCACTAATCGTGCTTACGTCAATAGCGTTGGCGGAAAGCTGTCCATTCACGCGCTTGCGAATAACGATAATGTCTGATGTTACGGTCGTACCACCAAAAGTTTTGTTGTTCATGCGGAACGCTCCAATGAAGTCACTGTTCCCTTCATTCACAACCCAGTCACGCAGAGCCTTGCTGTTGTCAAGTGTTCCATTTGATGAGATGAAGATACCGATACCGCCCTCGCGCAATTTACGTACATTCTTGGCTATGCAGAAGTCGTGAATATTGTGGAATCTCTTAGATAAATCGCTATCTCCGGTCGTGTCATTTACTCGTAGCCCGGTAACGAAAGGTACGTTTGTGATGGCCAAATCCACACTGCCATTCGGAATGTGGGTGCTCTCAAAACCTTGAATGTCTACCTTTACATCTGGATAGAGCAAGGACAGAATTCCTCCTGAAGTGCCATCAATCTCAATAGCGTGAATATCACTGCGCTCGCTCATTGCAGTTGGCATCTGTCCCAAGATATTGCCTATTCCTGCAGAGCCCTCCAAGATGTTTCCACCTTGAAATCCTAGCTTTTCTGCAATGTCCCAAAGGGTGTCTACAACATACGCAGGGGTGTAGTAGGCACTATTGGCGCTCATTACAGCTTCTTCGTAGGCTTTCTGCCCGAGCAACTCGCGAATCTTTTGGTGACGTTGCAGCAACTTCCAATCACGTCCACTATAGTTGAATGCCGCACCGAGCCCCCCCCAACCACTAAATTGTCTGAGCACACTCATTTGCTCGGGCGTGGCCGGTTCACCACTCTCGAGTAACTCCTGTGCCAACTCAATAGCCTTGATGTTAGCCTCTATACGGGCATTGACGGAGGTTGGGGCGTGGTCTACACCACGCTCCGAATGATTGTTCCGTCTGTTTTTGGGCTCACTTAATCCATGAAGTCCAGAGGACACAAGCCGATCATTCCCAATGCTCTGTCCTTCTCGGCCTCCGTCAAGTCCTCTACCTTTTTGTTCAGTTCCTTTGCGAGTTGTTGCTTCGCCTTCTCGTAGTCTGTTTCGTTGTCCACCACTGTTGGCTGGCAATCCTTCGGAGCGAAGCGCTTCATCATTTCGTAATAATTCATTGCTGTTGTTTTTTTCGAGCAGCCCTTCAAACAAATCGCCGATAGGCTGTTCGGGGGTAATATCCTTTTTACTTGTTTTTTTCTCAATAGGCGTTTTAGAGCCCTTTTCATTGGTCTGGGTAGTAGAGACGAGAGATACTGTTCCCGTTCCTGAATCTTGGAGATTCCGCTTTCCTTTCGCTTCTTCTGCTATACGCTTTGCTTTTTGAAAGATATCCTCATTCTGAGAAACGGTTTGTGTCTTATGGTGTAACTGGTCGCGCCGTGCAGTGACCCACATAATGGGGGCATGTCCGGTATCAAGGAGTAGACTCCCATCCTCTTCTATGTGTGCGACAATGGCGTCTTTCGTATTACCATAGCTTGAATACTCAACTTTGTCTCCAACCTTGTATTCATTGTCGACAATCTCACTCCGAGCAGGAATATACTTGTAAACAGCAAGACTTATTTCCCTGATCAAATCTTGATAGGTGACATTGTCCTCCAACCACTTAAAGCCTTCTATGTGTTCATGGCTGCCTTCTTTTAGATTGTCTACACGGAACATGATACCGTCTACAATCAGGCCCTTTTCGGCTGCAGGCTCTAAACCGATATATACATAGAGCTCCCGTTCACCTGCCAATGGGAGGTGGATAGATACATCTCCGTCTACAGGAGTGATATTGGAAACGACAAGAGCTTTTGTTTTGCGATTTTCATTCTCGCCATGGGAGCTTGCGAGGCTAAGACCAAGATCTGCCGCCAATTTATTCGCAAGCCGCGTGGCGTCTTCCACGGCTTCCTTTTCGGCACTGACAATGTGCCCGCCTAACTCTTCGCCCTCATAATATCCAAGCAAAGCGAGTTGTTCGCCTACTTCATTGAGTGCTTCGTCTAATTTTTCTGTTGCTCTGTTGATGCCCGGTTCATCTCTTGAAGTTTTTTCAAGAGCTTCCGCTTCGCCAGCAAGAGTCTCTGTTTTGCTTGCAAGAGCAGTTGTATTTGCTGCTGTTTGCTCATCGTTTGCTTTTCGTTGCTCATTTCGTTTTGTTTTTAGTTCGAGGGTTGCCTTATCGGCCGCTACTTGTGCCTTGCCTTCTTCGACAATCATATTTGCTTGGGCAAGGGAATCTTTTTGCGGCTTGTCGAAGTTCTCCACGTCAAAGGCTCTCAGTTCGTCGTGGGGAGTGAGATTATACTGTTCATATCCGGGTAAAAACTCTAAGCCGCCATAGAAGGCCTTTAGCCATGGACGCACCTTGTTACCATACTTTTTGACCATCATGGAAGCATAGTCGGCAAATGCCACATGTCCACGTTCCACGATAGACATGGCCAAACGTTGACCAACGGACATTAGTTTTTGGCGATCTTCTGCAGTCAGCTCGTCTGGGTTTCGGAACATCAAAGCTGCATCGCCTTCTTCCTCGCCAATTCCAAGGATGGCACGAAGTTCGCTTTCCAAGTATGCGACTTCCTCATCGCTAATCTCGTATTGCTTTTTGTCTTCCTTGGCCGATTCCGGCGTCGCTAATTCTGCCTTGTTAGCAGGTTGGGGGATTCTCTTCGTCTTATCTTCTGTATTTGGCAATACGACATCGCGAAGTTCCTGTGCAGTCAAGGGCTGCGCATTAGCCACGGCCTCTTCATTACCTGCGATCTCGGCGGCTTTCTTGGCATCTTCTTCGTTACGGAAAATCCAACCTCCGCTCTCACGGTCTTTCCAACCACGTGCCGGAGCAAAACGTCCCTCACCAACTCGTTCTTTGGCAAATTCCTTAATTGCACGTTCCTGCGTGGGCGTTAGCTCTGTATTGAATTTGAGCAGGCTCACGTTACTGGTCTTGCCTTTTTTGTTTGTATAGGTGCTTGGGCCAATAATGTAGGAAGCGTTCTGTACTTTGTCGTTGACATCCAGTGGATTGTCTTCTTCACTAGTAGAAGAACTCTTCATTTTTTCTTGCAGCACAGGGGAAAACTCCTTACCTTTGCTTTCAGAAACAATATTGGTTTGAGGTGCATCCGTGCCCTCGGTCGTAAGGTCAGACACATCCCCTTGCGACGAGTATAAGCCTTGTGCTACGTCTGAGGCATCAGAAACATCATCGGCGTGTTTCCAAACCAATTTGTCTTTAGAGAGGAGGTTCGCAACCGCGTTCTTCCTCTTTTCTTGATTTGAAATAACTACCTCTTTACCCGCCTTGCTCACGGTTACGGATGCAAAGTAATAAAAGCGAGAGTCGTCTGATTTCTTGAACGCCTTGATAAAGATGTAGGAGGAAGGACGTTCTTCTTTATCCTCGTCTTTTGCCTTACTCGCATCCTCTAATACAACATCGGGATTTTCAAGCGTAGGCTTAACCATTCCAAGTTTTGTGCTCCTGCCTTCGCGAAGCATCTTTGTGAATTGGTTATCCCCCATCTTGACCTCACCAATAGGTGTTTTTACAATGCCATCCTTACCGAACATGGCATCCCAATTCTCTATGGTCAAATCAACGGATGTTGCAATACTCGCGCGCTTTTCCATGTGGGCGATGAGAGCAATGGCCTCATCGTGGCTCACAGCTTGCGACTCTACATCATTCCATTGTTTTTCTTGTAATCCTCCAATTCCCTTTCTATTCTTACTTCCTCCATTGCGTTCAGCAACATTCGTAGTTTGTTTACTTGTTTCGCTTCTTTCACTACGTTCTTCTGTTGATTCTGCTCTTTGTTTTCGTTCTGCAATGGCTGCATCGACGAGGGCTTGTTGTTCTTTTGGTGTTGCATTTTTGAAGTAGTTGTTGATTTCAGTTAGAATCTCCTCTTTGGTCGTCACTCTGCCAGTAAACATATCCAACTGGCCACCTGCCGGAGAGGCGGCCTGCGCATTGTAAGCAGACAATAACTTTCGCAGATCGCTCGGTTTTCCGCTATTTAGAATGTCGGCGAGGATCAGCGTTGTGCCGTCTGTAATGCGACTGTCCCCATATTCATCATCAAAGAGTCCCTGCTCTCTGCCAAATGGAGATACGGGCATCCCTTCTTTGTAAATATCGGGATGTAAAGTTTTAGCACGACTGACAAGGTCAATAGCTGCGCTGAGTTCTTGAATTAAGTCATAGCCGCTGTCTGCGAGCATTCTGTTATTGGCGATCTCATTCAGCCCCATAAAAACAGCATGCCGAAGAGTAGGCGTGGAGATAATCAAGCGCACAGCATCCGGTGAGGTTTGGAAGACCTTACCGATAAGCGTGTTCTCGATCACTTCTCTTCCTGCTGCTGACAGAGTATTTCCCGTTCGAAGTTCAGGAAGTTGCATCTCGTTGATTACCCCGGCGCCTAACAACAAGCTGATTGCAGAAGATACAGCTTTTTCATCTGCGTAATAATCAGAAAGGCGGTCGAATCGACTGATGTCGGTGGAAATGGTGTTGAATACATTGTCGGGGACAACCTTGCCTAATTTTACAGCGTGTTCGGGCTTGCTTTGCTTCTTCTGACTTTCGGCGTTGAAGCGGGCAAAGGTCGTGGCATCGTACGGCAATTTTTCGTCCAAAACGAATACCACCCGTGGGTGCTTCATTCCATCTACTTGCTCGGTAGTGAAACCATAGAGATGTCCGTAATCGCGAAGGTAATCAATATAGGCGACATCTGAACCTTGCTCTGCGGCTATTTCTCCCGACATAGTGCGATTATTGCCCGAAAGCACAATACCGTCTTGGCTTACAATGACAGGAGACTGCAACGCTCTGCTGTCATAGTTGTCGGCTATATCCCTCACCATACGTTGAGCGTCCGGATCTCTCTTATAGTCACGATCGTTTACACTTTGGTTGTTTTCGTCGATCGGGAAACCTTCTGTTGGCTCGTATCCATTGTGCACATCATGGCTGGGAGTGGCTGCGCCTGATTCTGTAAGGACATAGTGTCCCGTTATCGTAGAACCATTGGGGAGCGTAAGAGCATTCGAGCTGCCATCAATCTTAGGGGAGTTGTTCCATTTATTCTTGATCCCGTCACTCACCGCGTAAACACCGATAGCCGCTTGTTCCGCGGCTTTCTGTTCCTTGATGCGTTTTTCTTCTTCAAGTTTTGCAACGGCTTCATCATGTCGCTTTGCTTCTTGTTCTCTTTGTGCCGTTTCTTTGTTCTCCCGTTCCACGCGTTGGCGCTCATTCATAAGCGCCCAAATACTTGACCACGCATTCAATCTCTCCTCGACTGCCGCTACTTCCGACTGGTATTGCTCCATGTTGGCATTGTGGTTGGCTTCTGCATCCTGTTGTGCCTTAATCATGGCCATGGGAGAGCCTTTGAGTGCGGGGGTCTTCTTTTTGGGTTGCTTCTTTTTTAGAGCTTCAAGGGTTTGGGTTGATTGTTCTACCTGTGCGTTGACAATAGCTGCCACATTCTCTTCATTGCCTGATGTCAACTCATAAAGCGCGTCAAGCGCACTATCTCGGTCGGCACGTTCAAATGCCGGTTCACCGGTTTCCTCATCTATGGGGATACGCGAAAGGGCTGTAGGCTTTCTGTTGGCATCTTCCACTTTTCGCTGCCGCTCTTCTTCCAACCTCTGTTGATTGTGCAGTTGTAGGCTCTGCATTCTATTTTCAGGAATGCTCATGCCGTTCTTGTCACCTATCGCTTCGTCAAAAGCGCCCTTATAAGTCTGCGGTTGTACTTGCTCCTCTGCAAGTTGGGATTGTTCTGTAGCTTCGACTTTGTCGGGTTCACTTGGGGTGTCTGTCGTATGAAATTCCTCCTGCTGTACTTCTGCATGGTTATTGCCGCCGAGCATCGCTTCGTGCTCGGCTTCTATATTGGCGTATGCCTCATCAAGTTCTGTCTGCGGGTCAATGGTTTCTCCTATTCCATAAATTTGATCGGGACTTGTGATTTCGAACTCTCCTGTTTCTACATCATAAATTACAATGCTTTCGTCGGAGTTTACAATATCGACACCGGAACCGTCGGGGTACATGACTACATTCCCTTTGACAATATATACCGGCTTGTCATCGACTTTCATCGTGGCAGGCTGAATCGTTCCGTAGTCTTTATGAGTGCGTTGCTCTACGTTCTTGGCGATTTCCTCGCGCTTGTTCTCCATGGCATCTAACGAGGCGTACGTAACACCGTCCATAGCCGCCTTTGCCTTGATGTAGTGGAGCACTGCATCCTTCTGGTCGACTGTAAGAGAGGGATCGTTGACGAGATCCCAAGGATTCTCTTGCATTTCGGCCATACGCATTTCAACTTCTGTTCCAAAAGCTTGCTCACACAGTTCGTAAGCTTCGATCATACGAGATCTGATAGCATCAAAATCGGCTTGTGCTTCAGGTTCTCCCGTTTCCACTCCTTCCCATGTCAATCTTGCGCGGTCGTAAATATCGGCAACTTCTGCTTCGTCTTCCGATACGGGATGTTCTTTTTCTGGGTATAAGCGATTCAAGTAGTCTTCAACTGCTGCTTGCTCTTGTTGTGTTCGTTTGCTATATTCTTTCTTTATAGCACTGTCAACATTTACCCCTGTTTCTTCTTTAATTGCAGCGCGTATGCCTTCGGGACGTGCAGACTCTGTCATCGCTGCGTTCTCTCGAATATACTGTTCAATAGCCTCGAACATCTTGCCATAACTTTCGATGGCATGCTTATCGCCCTCCTTTACCGCCTTGTAATTTCGAATGACAGTTTCGAAGTCTGCACCGGGAACAACTTCCTCTATCGCAGATTTGAAAAGATCGATGTTGGCTTGCATCTCCTTGTAGCGTTCACCCATGTCTACCGAGTTTAGCTCGGCTTGTCGCATAATTTTATCCTGCTCTTTTTTTGCAGAAGCCTCATCTGTAAAACGGCGGCTTGTAACGACTTGTCCATCAGATGCAACGGATTTGACGAAGATGTTGCCTTCCTCGTCTGTTTCGGTCGTATATCCGGTAATTGTGGAAGCAGGGAGCATGCGCCCCGTAAGGATATAGTAGGCCTTGGCTCTTGCACTTTGACTCACGCTGCGGTCTTGCATGAGGCGTTCCATTGCCTCATACCCATCAAACTCTGGATTGTTCTGGGGCGCTAAGCGCTCTGCCTCATCATGTAGAATACCGGGCAACGTTTCATTTGAGCCTTTCTTTTTATGCTTTGTCTGTTCTTCGCTACGAGTAAAAAGACTTTCAAGGTCGCCGTACCCTGCTTTTTTTAATTCATCGCGCTCCTCTTGGGTGAATCCGAGATCTCTGGGGCTGGCATCCATCTGGTTGCGCAGTCTTTCTTCAAAACTCATGCGATTGTGGTTGCGTTCTTGCATTGTCCGCGGATTCTCAATTGGACGCAATCCGGCAATAACGCGAGGGGCGGATTTTACGATGTGCTGCGCTTTGAAGCCCAACATCATTGCCATATTATCCGTCCACACGTCCATGGCATCGCCTTCTCCGCTAACCCACTCGGGAATGGAGAAGATTGTACCTTCAGCAACGGTAGATACAGCTAGCTCTCCCACGCGAACAGCAACCTTACCGGCTGTGCTTGATGTTGTTTTCACGACTTTGTCTGCAACATTTCCCAAAATGGGGGAAACTGCCCCCGTCACAGAGCCAAGCACCATGCCTCGTCCTGCCGACTTCAAGATATCCGTCGCGGAATACCCCTCATTCTCGCCTGTTGTGGCATTGATATGCCCACCATGTAAGAATTGGCTCTCTCCTTCTTTGAGACCTTCATAGGTGGCGAGGTTCGCAGCACCACCGGCCACGCCGGCTGCTACACGGCCGGCCAATGTAGATCCAAGCAGACGAGCTCCCACATTGGTCGCAGCTTTCTTCGCCACCAGTCGAGCACCTAAGTTCAAAGCCCCCTTAGCGCCCAACGAACCAATTCCTCCCGACACATAGGTTGTTGGGTCAAACATCATTCCTGCTACGGTACCACCAATTTGAGCAAAACGGTGGTTCTTTCCGTATTCGCCCATCGCGGCCTCGTATGCGCTGAGGTCGCCGGTGGTTCCCGCTTCACTGCGTGCCAGGCCTTTTTCTACGATATTCAGCAGATTCATATCGCCCGCAGTCTTTACAAAGAAGTCCAAAGTGTTCTTTGGCGCGTTTTGCTTCACGGCATATTTGTATACCGCGTTGTCTGACAGTTGGCGTGCCATGGCTTCTGCCGTGCTGCGCAACTGTTGTTCTGTCGCATTGGGGTGCTGCTTGCTTACTTGTGCATAGCAATACGCTGTCATCTTCTTTCCTACACGACTCCATGCGTTGTCCATCATCTTTTCAAGATCGAAACGCGTCATGTGAGAAACCCGGTTTTTGTGTTCCAATGTTCCTGCATCAACTACATACATCTCACGTCCTGCATTGAGCCACGGATTGCCCCCATAGGTTTCTTTGGCGTTTTTTTCTCTGTCGGCTTTATGCAAATCTTCTGCTTCCTTCCACAACGCCTCTACTACGCCGTTGGCTTGCTGTTGGGTCGCCTCTATTTCCTCGTTGCTCATTTCCACGGGCAACTGTTTGAGTGCCTTGTATTCGTCAATGCCCTGTTGCTCCATGTCGGCCATTGTACGGTCTGTGTACTCGTTGCCGCTCTCTGTGAGGAAGGTTTGCTCCATCTTCCCCGTTTGCGCGTTGAACTTAGGCTTCTTGACTACGACATTGGCACTTTGTCCGACCTTTGTTCCGCCGTTTTTCTCTCCAATGGCAACTCGCGGTGTTTGCAATCCTCTTTTTGCCGCCAAGTACTCCACGCGGTTATTGAACCGCTGTGAGGACGCATAGGCCTGAGCTACAGTGTTTCTTGCTTTGTCTGCAATCAACTGCATTTTGTCAGCTTCCGTAAGGGGAGTTCCTGTTGTAGACTGTCGAGCGGCTGGGTGCGGTGCAGGTTTGGGTTTGCTTGCAGGTGGAGCACTGTTTGTCTGTTGCGCTTGTGGGGTTGCCGGGCGTTGCGCTTGAGCCTGGGTATTCAGTGTGGGCTTTGAAGGGGACTGCATTTTTTGCATAAACTCCTCATAGCTATTGCCGATCTTCGCGCCATTTTTCGTAAGCAAGTCGTACACCTGCTTACGATTCTTGTAATTCTCGTCACCGGTAAACCCTTTGACAAATGTATTATAGTCTTGCGTGTACCCTCCTTGCTGTAAGGTTGAATACAATTTCTTGAGTTTGTCGTTATCTAGTGGCATATTTCTTTTTAGAATTTAAGCCCTTTGGCAAAATCTTTCTTTGGGGATATTGCAGTTGTCTTCACAGCTGCGTTAGCGTTATTGTGGGCTGCTTGCTTAGCCGGACGCTGTTGGACTCGCGGGTAGCCTTTTCCTTGTTTTGTCGTTACTGTCTGGCCGAGCGACTTTCCTTGGGGAGTTTTTTTCTCACTCGTGGTCTCTGTTGTGCTTTCTTGATACGTACCATGCTGCTTGGCGAATTGTTCTGCTGCGGATTGTGTGCTAAATCGGTACTCTCGCCCATTTTGATCCCAAGCGCTAAACTCTTTTGGGTTTGACCGATTATGACTGCGTGCAGATGCCATACTATTCGCTGCTGACGCTCGTTGGGCGTTACCTCTCGCCTTTTCCGTTCCCAGCTTTGCTTCTTCTTGAGCCGACGCGTACTTTGCTTTCGCCTCTGCTGTTTTAGCATCCATAGTCGCCTTATCAGCTTTGCCTTTCTGTTCGCGCACTTTATCGTCTTGAAGGGCTGCGATCCATCTTTGCTTCTCTTCTTCACGCTGCGCCTTTTCTCTCGCCAATTTACGGCGCTCGTGTTCGAGCTCCATTTCTCGCAGAGTCTTTGCCTTGTCGTTCTGCAAATCACCTATTTTGAGGGCATATTGGCGGTATCTTTCGGCATTAGCCTCGCGCTCGGCTTTCAGCTTGTCAAGATGCTCCTGTAAAGGAGATTGCTGGCTCATCGTCTTATGATCATACATGTTGGGTGCACCTCTTGTTGTGTAATAAAGGTTGCTCAATGCCATTAGACCATCGCCGACAGCCGAGATGATTTTCTTAGATCTTTCTTTACGCTCCCGCTGTTTGCGTTCTTCCTCTGTTTCAGGCTTACTTTTTTCGACCGCTTCACGCAATGCTGCGATCTGCTGGTCATACCCCATAACGGCTGGGGTGATGGGATTTACCGAAGCTGGCGGTTCTCGATGTGCAGAAAGCTCCGGGGGGGCAAGCTGTTGTTGAGGGGAGGTTGGATCTTGCGCCGTTGTCGTGCCTGGAGTGCCTGTCGTTCCTCCCTCACTTTGATTCTGCACCGCCCACGTCGCTGTCCCTTTTGGAGAAGTTTCTCCCGTTGTTGTTTGCCCTGTCGTTGCTTGTAACGTGCCCTTTGCGGCGGACTGCAGGGAGTCTTCGTCTTCGTTCTGATTGGCGAACCACTCTGTACTTCCTTTGGGTGGTTTTTCTCTACTCATACTCGTTCACATTAGAATAGTGAGGCAGCGCCTTTGGCCGCGCCTGCAACGCCTTGAACAGCATCGGCAATTGCTTTCGCCTTACCTTGCTGAATTTGGTTGAGTTGGTTTGCGTATTCGTCGTCTTTCGCGCGATACGTCTGTTCTATTTGGTCTTTGCGAGCATCGGAGTTGGCTGCAATTTGTGACGCAGTCTCCGCCAATGCTTGATTGTTGGCTGCTTTTGACGCAGCAACACTCTCGTCGGTGCCGCCCATTACGGCCTGCGCGCCGGCTGCTTGTCTGTTGCGGTTTTTGATACTTTCTTCGGTCAAAGTGAGAATCCGTTGCGCGTCGGCGCGCTGAGTGGCGTCCTCGTTATACCGACGATCAAACCAATCTTGGTTGCTCTTGCGCTGCGCTTCGACATTCTTCTGCATTTGGTTCATGGCCTTGCTCGCGCTAATTCCACCGAAAATACTACCGGCCGCCCCCACGGCTGCTCCTATAGCTGATCCAATCATAATCGCTTGTATTTCAAAAGTTATAAATCGTGCGCTAATTTAACGACCTAACTTTGCATTAGACCTTTAACTTTTGCTTCACGAGGGAATGACAGCCTCGAGAGCCTAACAAACAAGAGATTAACGTATGAAGGGAATGAAAACCGGTGGCCGAAAAAAAGGCACACCCAACAAGGATAACCCTCTAAAAGAGTTTATCCGTAGCCATTCCTTGGCTTACTTCGAGGTCAAGGAAATGCGATATAAAGGGAAAAAATGCACGATGTCTCAATTCGACATCGATATGGCAGACCTCGATCCCGATGACAGAGTTTCTGCCGAGCTTCGATTGTTAGAGTTTCATACACCCAAGATGAAGGCTGTGGACGTTGACTTGAGCGCCAATATTCACGTGCATACGATCGAGGACAAACTCCGCGCGCTATGCGGCGAAGATGGGGACGAGGATTTGGGCGACGATTAAACGCATTCTCTAACACATCTACTATTAGAAGCGGTCTTTTTGTTAGTTGCATGCCGCTTTCTTCTGTTTATCATGCACCCGAAAACGCAAAACAATGACCA